TACGGCACTGCAGAGGCACGCTGCGGGCATCCCGATAGCGTCCTTGTACATAAGAGGGAGCACGTTGATCTCCGCAACGAGGTTTTACGACTTCAAAAGGAGAACAGCGCCCTGAGAGATAGCTTGAAGTTCTATCNTACGGCACTGCAGAGGCACGCTGCGAGCATCCCGATAGCGTACTTGTACATAAGCGGGAGCAGGTTGATCTCCGCAACGAGGTTTTACGACTTCAAAGAGAGAACAGCGCCCTACGAGATAGCTTGAAATTCTATAGATCAACAATCAGCGAGGACGAGTACATGAACTCAAGGAGAGTTGAGAAGATCAAGTACTACATACGTATCACCGAGCGCAGACCAGCAAACAAAAAGTTCTTCTTTGGCTGGATTAAGCGAACTGTTCAGTGATATCAGATATAACCAAAACAAAGGAAATGTAATGAAGGGGAATTTCAAATTTTGGTGTCCAATTGAAAAGTCGATAACGACTGCTACCGACAGCACCGAACAGATGGTGCTTGGCGGTATTGCGTCTACGGCTGACAAGGACTCAGATGGCGAGTATCTTGACCCCAACGGCTTTGATATAACGCCATTGATGAACAGCGGTACTGTAAACTGGCATCACCAAGCCAAGGGTCAGCCCGCTGCAATCATAGGAGAACCAATCAAGGGTGAGATAAGACCAGAAGGACTGTATCTTGAGACTAAGCTGTACCCAAGCAGCTCCGTAGCGAGAGACGTATGGAATTTGGCTACTACCCTTGAACGAGATAGCTCTACCAGACGACTTGGCTATTCAATCGAAGGTAGAGTGGTAGAAAGAGCTTCATCTGACCCCAACAACCCTGATTATAAAAGAGTAATCAAGGCGGTCATCACGGGGGTAGCGATAACGCACATGCCAAAGAACGCTCAAACATTCGCCAATATAATCAAGGGTGAGGGGTGCGATGAAGACGAAGAAGAGCTGTATGACGAAGAGGACGTTGAATCAGACGACAAGTCAATGACTACCGAGACGGCAGCTGCCTTGAAGAAGGAGTCACTTGATAGAGATTTGAAGGTTCAAACGTTCTCAAAGTCCGAGTGCTTTGATTTGGTATTGGCTACTATACCAAGTATAACTATATCAAAGGCAAAACAAGTAGTATCATTAATAGAGAGCATTGCAAACATGAAGAAAAAGAACAAAGAGCAAATTACAGATGAGGACATCTGTAAGGCATATGAAGCTCTTGGTCTTCAGGCTCCAGAGACAAAAAAGGACTCATTTGAAGAGTTAGCCGACTTACTCAAGAAGGGTGAGGATGACGAAATCAATGAGGACGAAGACGAGGTCAAGGAGGACGAAGACGAGGGTGTAAGCGATAAGGATGGTGACTATGACGAGGATGCCAACGAAGACGAGGACGATGAGGACGTGTCTAAGGCTATCAACCTTGGGTCATTAGAGCGTATTGAAAAGGCGATAGCCATCAGCTACATCGGCAACACTCGCAACATCAAGGCGCTCGCTGAACTCATCAAGGGTCAGAGCGATGAAATCGAAGACCTCAGAGAAATTGTAAAGTCTCAGGAAGACACTATTTCATCCCTCACGTCAAGCGTAGAGAGATACGGATCAAGAGCTGAAAGACGTGCTCACCGCTCCATTCGCACCGCTACGAGAGAATTTTATAAGGCAAATGACGATGATAACGAAGGCGAAATCAGAAAGGGCGAGCAGGGCGTTTCGATGTCTCGCAACCGCTCTCAGGTAGCTGAAATTCTTGATCAGGCTACGTTCGCTAAGGGCTTTGACGATGAATTTAGTAAGGCTTGTATGAGCTTTGAGTCATCTGGCGTAGTTCCCTCTAACGTCATTGCCAGACTCAAGAACGAGTTTGGTGTCAACATCATTCAATAATTCATTTTTCAAGAGTTAGATATATGAACAAACTTTCAATCAGTATGGCTGATTACACGGGTGGCTTCATGGGGACTGAGTCCGCTGAATCCATTGATCAGCTTAACAAGGCTTTAGCTGCTGGCGATATTACTGGTAGAGAGACCACTAATCAGATGGACGCCAGCGGTGCCCCTCTGAAGGTTGAGTCTCTTGAAAAGACGCTTAAGCATCTGACCTTCCGTGAGAGCGACATCGTGCTTTGGAAGAACCTCCCAAAGAAGGCTGCTTATAACACTGTCGAAGAATACAACCAGCAGATTAGCTATGGTGCTAACCGAGGTGGTTGGAACAGAGAAGGGGAGCTGCCTCAGGAAGAAGACAGCATCTTTGTTCGTAGGGCTCAGTTGGTGAAGTACCTTGGTGTGACCAAGAGCGTTACTCACCAGATGACCCTTGTAAATTCGACTGTCGGCAACGTCATGGACAAGGCTATCAAGGATGGTACGCTTTGGATCATGCGCACCCTGAACCAGGGGCTGTACTTCGGTGATGAGAAGATTGTCCCCGAGCAGTTCAGTGGGTTCCTCGCACAGCAGAGATACAGCGACAGCTGGGCAAGCTACGGACAGTACATGGATTCAGAATGTGTCATTGACCTTAGAGGCAAGGCGCTTACTGAAGATGCTATCGAGAGCGCTGCTAATACTGTCGTTGAGAACTTCGGTCTGGCAACGCAGCTCTACGCTCCCCCCACTGTAGTAAGTAACTTTGTCAAGAACTTCTACGGCAACAAGTTCATTGCTCCCAATACGCCTGCTCTCAGTCAGGGCATCATGGGTCAGCGTGTTCAGGCGTTTGAGTCTCAGTTCGGTCAGATTGGTCTGAACCATGACATCTTCTTCCGCAAGAACCCAAGCCGTTCAGCCAACTCTTCCGCTAACAGCCAGCAGGCACCTAACGCCCCAGTATGGGACACGAGCGCTGCAACGACTGTAAACGCTGGTGCTCAGGGTAGCAAGTTCTTCCTTGCTGACGCAGGTAACGTCTACTACGCTGTTTCTGCTCTTAACCGCTTCGGTGAATCCACCCTTGCTGTTTCGAACACGGCTGTATCTATCACGGCTGGCTGCAACGTTGACCTGAAGTTCACCGATGGTGGCGGTGTCAACAAGGCTACTGGTTACCGCATCTACCGCACGAAGGTTGGTGGCTCTCCCACTGGTGAGTTCTTCCCCCTCTTCGATGTTTCGCTGGATGACCTGACCAGAGGTTACGATGGCGCTAACGCACTGTCCATCCGTGACAACAACCGCTTCATGCCCGACACCGATCAGGCTGCTATCTTCCAGTTTGACGAAGAGGTCATTGAGTTCGCTCAGCTTGCACCTCTTATGAAGATGGACTTAGCAATTCTGTCGCCCGCATTCCGCTTCATGGTTCTGCTGTACGGCACGCCACTGCTCTACGCTCCTAAGAAGATGGTACGCTTCGTGAACATTGGTTCAGGCAAGTAGACTAAGGAGTAATAATTTTTGATGGTTGGGGGCTACGTTATTCACAAATAGCATAGCCCCTGCCGTCTTTTTAACTAAGGTAATATGAAGATCAAAACGACAGCACGCTCTATCTGGGGTGCACGTCTCATTGTCCCTATTGACAAGGAAATCGAAATCGACAACGAAGGCTACGCAGAGGTCAGCGAAGCGTGCGCCAACGTGCTCTTAAACTCTACCAACGACTGGTTCGAGGAAGAGGAAGACACTGAAGAAATTCAGGAAGAAGAAGACATCAAGAGCCGTATCGAGAACATGGGCATGGATGACCTGAAGCACCTCGCAGAGGAGATTGGCATTCAGCCCGAAGAGTACGCCAAGTTCAAGAGCGAAAAGGCCATGAGAGCCTTCCTGATCAAAAAGTATCAGAACGCCTAATACAACGGATATATGCCCAAGATACGACTCAAAATGACGTACGGAGTGAGAGTTGTTTCAGCTCTCAGCTCTTCAGAACTGGTAGACAAGTACTTGTTCGGCATTCCTATGTGCTCTAATGATGGTCGCAAAATCTCTTCGGAGACTATTCAGCACTACATAAATACGGCACAAGCGACTGTGGAGAATTTGCTGGGGATCAAAATCTCAAAGCAGGTCATCGAGGAAAGCAAGAACTTCATACGTCAAGAGTTCGTGTCTTGGGGATACATCCAAGCTACCTACCCCGTCAGAACAATCGACAATCTGCAGGGGTGGATCAATGGGGTATGTCAGATAAACTACCCAAAGGAGTGGCTGTCTCTCAAGAAGACAGACGAGGTAGCGATGTTCAGAAACATATACCTCATACCAAATTCAGGTAGTTCGAGCGGTGCTCAGTTCACGAGCAACTCTATCATCTACAACGGCATCTCACCTCACCTTGGTTGGTTCGGGAAGGAGTACATACCGAACTACTGGCGTTTCAGATACGTCACTGGTTGGGACAAGTGCCCCGATGACCTCAAGGACTTGATCGGTAAGTTTGCCGCCATTAACGTCCTTGCTATCATAGGCGACATCCTATATGGCGTAGGGATGACGAGCATAAGCATCTCACTTGACGGAGTTAGCCAGAATACACCTCTAACGAGGAGCGGGCAGGGCGGTTTGTTCGCAGGCAGAATTAAGCTGTATACCGATCAGATCAATGAGATGATGCCCGCTATAAAGCAAAAGTACCGAGGCATACAATTCAATGTCCTATAAACATGGAAGGCAAGGGAATAGTCATAGACCACCCAGTACATCATACCACTGCATTTGAAAAGCCTTTTGGTCCAGCGGTGGGGTGGAGACCGCAGGCGTTTTCTCACCTCATCCAGACTCAAGGATATGATGCCTTAATAGACAGAGCGATGCGATGTCCTTGCGTAGACAAGGCAAATGGTCAGGCTCTGTCTACTTGTAGAAATTGCTTAGGTAGGGGATGGTTCTTCATCAACAGAGCGAGCACGAGAGTAGTGGCTCAGCACATGGACAGCCGAAAGAGCTACCAAGAGTATGGCGAGATCAACAGAGGCACTGCGTCTATAACGACTAAGGGCATCGATAAGCTGGGTTTCATGGATAGGATAATACTTACCCAGCTTGAGGAGTTTTACAGCGAGGTATTGCGCCCTACGACTTATAACGGCAGGCTGATCGCATACCCTATCTACGAGCCGTTGGAGGTATTTGAAATCTTCATGTTCATTAGCGATGACCGCCCGCTCAAGTTGCTTGAGAGAGGCAAGGACTACGAGATTGTCGCCAATCGAATAGACTTCAAGAGCGAGTTGGCGGAGGAGGTAGAGTCAGAAGACATCAACAAGCCAGCTGAGATGAGCGTGACGATACGTTACAACCACTACCCAGTCTACCACGTCATCGACATAAACAGAGAGTTGATGAAGGTACGAGAGAGCAAGCATTGCTCCATCTCTGACGATAAGCTCACGGATATGCCTATCAATGTAACGGCACGCAAGGCTCACTACATCTTTGACGCTCAAAAGTACGATAGCAGTCTGATCGAGAACACCCACCTCAATGTCTAACAAGCCGATTGAAATAGACCTCACTGGACTGCAAAGTCAGTTCGGTTTGACGCAGGAGCAGGTAGACCTACTCACCGAGACTTGCGTAAATGCAGTGTCTGCGTCTATCTACGC